GATACCAGTCTTGTCCACGTGGTAACCGTGCTTGCGCAGGTAGGCCTCATCCCTGCTTACCAGGCCGCCCTTGGCGTACCGGCCCAGCTTCACCTGCGGCATCTGCGCCGTCCCCGGGTATGGCTTGCTGCGCGCGGCGCCGGCCTCCTTCATCGCCTTGACAAGGCCGCCTTCCTGCATGAACCGCAGGTACGCGCCGTCCACGAACGTCACCCACGGGGTGAACGAATCCCACGCGTCCCGCCACTTGGCCACCGCCATCCGCGCGTTGGTCAGCGGGTCATACGGGTTACCGGGGAACGGCAGGCCGAGGATTTGCCACAGCCCGGCCGCCCCGGACGGGTTATGCGCGCTCGACACGCCACCCGACTCGGCCATCGCGATGGCCGCGGCGACCCGGGCCAGGCCGGCTGGGCCGCCCGCCTCGACCCACAGCTGCCCCAGCTGGCTTTCCTTCGCGGTGCCACCCGTCATGCCCCGCATGGAGGTGAACCCGCCGGGCGGGATACCGAACCCCATGTTCCCGCGGGTGCCGGACATGATCGTGCCGATCCCGGTGCCCGCCGCGTTGGCCATCTGCCCGTTGCCCATGCTGATCCCGACGTGGCCCGGTGGCGGCCCGCCGGCCGAGGACACGAAGAACACCAGCGCACCGGGCTGGTCCTTGCTGTGCTGCGCCCAGCCGAACTGCGCCTCGGACGTACGGGGCGGGTGATAGCCGAAGTGGTTGTAGACAAAGCTCGTGAAGCCGGAGCAGTCCCAGCCTGACGGGGAGTTACCGCCCCACACGTAGGGGTGGTTGTTGCCGGTCGCGAAGCTCTGCGCATACGCGGCGATCGCCGAGCCGCTGCCACCCGCCGCCGCGGCGGCCTTCATCGCCGCGATCGCTGCCTTCATGTACGCCTTCTCCGCGGCCTGGTCGAACGCCGCCCCCGCCGCGCTGACGAACTGCGGGATCGCCTGGGTGGCGACATCATTCTCCGCGAACCCGCGGCCCGTGTACTTGTGGCTGGGCCCCGGCATGTTCAGCCCCGGGTGGGTGACGATACCACCCGACGCGAACCCCGGCACCTGGTTCGCGCGCAGGAACGGCGCGACATCCGGGACCAGCCGCTTCGGCACAACCGCCTCACCAGGCTCCAGCATCGCGGGCACAATGTCACCCTGGCCGAACCCGCCGATCAGGCCGCCCGCGGCGTGGAACTGCAGGTAACCGCCAGGCTTGGTCTGGCCCATGATCTGCTGCTTGTACGTGATGTTGCCGGACCCGGCGCCGGTCACCGTGATGGTGATCGACTTGCCCTTCATGCTGCTGATCGCGCCGGTCAGTTTCGTCACGTCGCTGTGCGAGAGGCCCGCCTGCTTACCCGCCGACTGGATGTCGCTGATCAGGGTCTGCCGGTCCTTCTTGCCCTTGCTGGTGTTCTGCGTGTTGTTGGCGATGTCGGTGTTGTAGGTCTTCAGGTCGTCGGTGACCTTCGGCTGGTTCACCATCAGCCACTGCAGGTTCGCCTGCCAGTCCGCGTGCGGCTTCTTCGCCTGCTGGGTCGCCAGGTTGTTAGCCTGGATCGCCTTGGTCATCGCCGCGACGTCCCGCTGGGCGGTCTTCGCGTCAACGCCCGCCTTCTCCAGCGCCTTGATCAGGTCCGCACGGTCCGCCTTGCCCTGATGAGTCTTGGCCCGGTTGTTCTCCAGGTCACTGGTGAAGGTCCTGATCCTGTTGGACACACCCGCGGTGGACAGCCGCGCAGCGTCCATCATCTGCACCAGCTCGGTCTGCAGCACCGTGCCCAGGTTCTGCGCCATCTTCGACATGTCGGACATCTTGATGGTGGTCGTGCCGATGATGTCCTTCAGCCGCTGAGTCGCGTTATGGGTGTTCCCAACCCACTTGGTCAGCGCGGAGAAACTGTTGATGGACGGGCCGCCGGCCATCTGCACCAGGCCAGACAGTTCCGCGCGGGCAGTCTTGCTATGCGCGGCGAACGGCAGCAGCTGGCCGATCATCAGCTTGGCGGCCTCAACGAACTTGCTGCCGCTGATCGCGCCCATCGACCCGGCGGTGGTCAGCCAGTTGATCAGGTCCGGGGCGGTCTGCCCCACCACCTGATCGAAGTTCTGCCACGCGGTCTGCGACTTCTTGCCCGACCCGGCCAGCTGGTCGGCGAACTGAGCCACCTTGTCACTGATCGGCGAGCCCTTGCCCAGGCTGTGCGTGGCGGTGGCCACCGAGGTGACCATGTTCATGATCGAGTTCTGGAAGTTGGACAGGCCGTTGGTGCCGCCGGTGAGCAGCTGCATGAACGACGTCCACGCCGCGGTGACCTTGGCCACCTGCGTGTTCTGCTCACCGGTCTGGATCGCGACGGCCTTCATGTCGTTGCCGACCACCGACATGGGCGCGCCCATGGACTTGTAACCCTGCACCAGATCAGCGATCTTGATCTGGGCGATCGCCGCGGCCTCACCCTGCCCGAAGATGTTCTTGGTCAGGTCCACACCAGCCGCGGTGGCCAGGGCCATCGCGCCGGGAATGTCAGTGCCGTACTTGGTCGCCAGCTTCGCCGCGTTGGTGATCAGCATGGTCGACTGGTTCGCGAAGGCATCCGCCTGGCTGTGATAGGTCTTCAGCGCTTCAGCCGCCTGCTGCATAGGCTGCCGTATCGCGCCGATTGACCCCGCGAACTTGCCGCCCGACGCGTCGGCCTGCTGGTTCGCGACCCCCGCTTCCTGCGCCCGCCTCGTGTAGTCCTTCATGTCAGCGGCAGTGACGGTGAGCTTGGCGTGCAGCTGGTCGAGGCTCGTCCCGATCACGGTCAGCTTCTGCAGGTTCGTGGCCTTGTCCACCGCGTTCTGCAGTGACTCGGCGAACTTATCTGCCGCCGTCTTCCCGGTAGCCAGCTTGTAGATCAGGTAGCCGAGCGCCGCGACGGCCACGACCCCGATCGCGACCTGCCAGAACGGCACGTCCTTGAGGACGGCCGTCATCTTCCCGGCGAAGCCCTCCATGGCCGTGCCAGCCTTGCCGACACCCGGGATGAGAGCACCCAGCTTGACGCCCAGGCCGCCCAGCCCGCCGATAATAGCTGCGGCCGCCCGCGGGATGGCCAGCCCCAGGCTCCTGAACACGGCCGAGAACCGCGTCCAGGACAGGAATTTCGGGCCGAGCGCATCGGTGGCGATGCCGATCCTGCCCATCAGCCTGACCAGCAAGCCACCCCACCGCATGAACTCCTCAATGCCGATGATGATGGTGAACAAGCCCAGCCCGAACAGCTTGAACTTGTCCAGGACGGTGACCACGTCGTTGGCGACACGGAGGAGCACGGCCAGCAGGCCCAGCATCGCCTCGGCCAGGCCGGGCATCTGCGCGGCGACGAGGCCCAGGGCGTGGCCCAGGTTCCCGAACACCTGCCCGATCATGGTCAGGTCGGGGACCATGTTGTGGAAGATCTTGCCCATCGTCTGGCCGGCGGTACCCGCCGAGGAGAAGTCATAGACCAGCTTGGCGGTGAAGGTGTCAAACACCTTGCCGACGGCCAGGCCCGCCTTGGTGAACGCCCCCGACTGCTGGTTGACCAGCTTGATCGCGCCGCCCAGCGCCTGGTACACATCCGGGTTCGCGGCGTTCTGCGCGGTCTGCAGCGCGTGACCCAGGCCCAGCATCTGGCCCGCGGTGACATGGGACATGTTCGCCATGGCCTCAGTCGCCGTGTACACCGACGAGATGTGCTGCTGGACGTTCTGCGCGCCCTGAATCCACACCGCCGCCCACGCCGTTGCCGCCGCGGCCGCCGGCACCAGCACCGCGGTCAGTTCCAGCGCGCCGGACACGATCCAGTGCAGCGCTGTGGCTGTGACACCACCAAACCGCGTCCACCACAGCACATTCCGCCGGATCGCGCCGCTGTTCTTGTCCATGCCGGCGCCAAACCCGGCCATCGCATCAGCCAGCGTCTTCGTCTCGGCCTCAGCCGCGGCGATCTGCAGCCCATAGGCCTTCAGTGAGCTGGCCATGCTCATGAACCGGCCTGTCACCGGGTCACGGCCCTGTTTCGACAGATTCAGGGCCATCATCGACCGGCCCAGATCATCCAGCGCAGTGCGCAGCTTCTGGATCGTCGCGAGGCCACCCGGGTCGGTGACCTTCAGCTGGATGTCCTCACCCATCTTGCCCAGCGCCAGCAGCTGCAGCCGCAGCAGCGCCAGCCGCCGCTCAACGTCCGAGTCGTCGATGGTGACATGCATCTTCACGACGTCGGCCGCGAGCTTCTCCATCGACGCGGACAGGCCAAGAATCTGCGCCTGCGCCCGCATCGCACCCAGTAGGTCAATCTTCGGGTCCGCGACCGTCTGCTTCAGCTTCTGCAACGTCGCCGCAGCCTGCGCCGCCTTGGCCTGCAGGCCCGTGGTGTCCGCCGTTATCTGCGCCGCATAAACCTTCTTGGTCAAGGCCTCCATCTGCGCGGCGACATCGGTCAGCGTCGCCTTCAGCTTCGCCGAGTCGACCGTGACGGGGATGGACGCCGACACACCCTTCGTGCCGGACTGCACGATCGAGATGGTCTCGGTGCGGAAACCGGTGCCGTCAGGCCGGATGCGCACGAATGCTTCGGCGAGCGCGAACTCAGGCATGCGTCATCACCCCCTTTCCGGTATACTGACCGCTACGCACAGGTCCATATACTGAACGGCTTACCACCGTAGCGACGGCCTGCGCAGGGCCCAGCCGCCAATGACTGGACGTCGCCAAAACCGGCCCGCGGCTGGGCCTCACACTTCCTCGACCACCTCGGCCTTAGCCTTGGCCGCGATCTTCCGCTGCTGGTCTTCCATCATGTAGTTGACGGCCTGCTGCGCGGTTTCCAGCAGCTCGGTGAGGTCATCGACCTTCTTTTTAATCATGTCCTCCTGGAACCGGCCCCAATCATCTGGGTCAATCACATCCTGCAGGAAGGCATGCACCGCGGCGAGGCCACGCTGGTCGACGATCTGCATGCCCGCCTCAGCGGAGCGGGCGAACTGAATCAAAGGCCAGATCCCGACCTTCTTATCCAGCCGGTACGTTTCGCCCTTAAAGGTCAAAGTGCCCGGCGTTCCCGCCGTCTGCTTCGGGCGGGTCTGCCGGGCACGGGTGGTGCCGCTCCCGTTAGCGGGAGCGCGCGGGCGGGATCGTGATGTGGGCATCCGTTCATCTCCTTGCGGCCGGAGTCAGTACAGGTAGTAGCGTTTGCCAGCCAGCCCCAGGCGGAGCGCTGAGGGGAGGAAGGGGTACAGCCGGCCGAGCTGGCGGGCTTTCGGGTCGAGGAACCGGCCGTACCACAGCGCCCGGACATCCGCGAACGGGCCGATGGCGTCGCGGCCCATGTTGCGGTACAGGCTGGCCTTCAGCTTGCCGGGCAGCGGGCCGCCGGAGTAGGTGGAACGGGCGGCCTTGACGGGCGCGATTGAGAGGGCGACCTGGAACACGTCCTGGCTGGCCTGGTCCAGCATCTGCGCCGCCGCGGCCTCGTAGGCTATTTCCTCGGCGATGGGATCCCAGGTGATGTCGGCCATGTGACTATCCAGCTGCCCCTTGATACTGTGTGCTGCTTGTGAGCGACTCTTTCAGAAGCAAATTGTGGACCTGGGCGGCCACCGCAACCGGTGCGGTCCTCGCGGCCCTGGCCGGGTCATGGCTGGGGTATGCGGGTACCGTGATCGGCCTGGCGGTGGGCAGCCTGATCGCCAACATGTGCGCGTGGTGGATTGACCACGCAGGGAGGAAGGCGAAGGAGCGGGCCGGGAAGCTGGAGCTGGGCCAGATTCACTGGCCCAGTGGCGGCGGGCCCGACGGCAAAGAGAAGAAGCTGGACCTGGGCAAGCCGCCCAGCAGTAACCGTAAGAAGTGGATTCAGTTCGGCGCCGGGGTGGCGGTAGCCGCCGGTGCCGGCCTGCTGGGCCTGACCATCATTGAGGCGGCCGCGGGGAAGCCCGCCGCCGACATTGTGCATGGCCAGCCTGGTCATGGCACCACGCTGGGTGGCGGGGGCGGCGGGTCCCCGTCTCCGCCTGCACCTTCACCTTCTCAGTCTGGGGTGAACGTGAAGTCCCCGCCGGTGTCCTCGAAGGCCACGGGCGGCGGGACGAGCCGCAGCCTGTCACCCTCACCCACTTCGTCACCGGCGGCGGTGCCCACGTCAGCGTCGCCCACCCCGGCGCCGTCGGTGGTGCCGTCCCCGCCGCCTGACGTGTCACCCGCGGCGACGGTGCCGTCCGCGCCGGCGCCGTCCTGAGCTTCCTGTGCTTTGCGCCGCTCGATCATGTCGAGGGCGGCCTTGAGCGCGCGGCCTTCCGCGGTTTCCACGCTGTTCAGGTCGTCGCGGAAGTCCTGGCGCTGCTCGTCGGTTTCCATGCTTTCGAGCCGGGCGGTGAAGATGATGTTGCACAGCTGCCTGGCGGTAAGGGACGCGAGGCCGAGCGCGGTGCCGCCGCGGAGCAGCTGCCCGTCCATTTCCGCCAGGTGCGCTGACGCCCAGGCGAGCAGCCGCACGGCGGCGACGGAGGGCCTGGCGGTGTAGATTTCCAGCACGCGGCTGACGGCTTGTTCCACGTCGTCCTGGCTGGCTTTCCCGTCAAGGGCGGCCTGCTGGAAGTCGTACCAGGAGGCGGGCTCGATGACTTCGGAGAGCAGCCGGTAGGTGGCGGCGAGCCAGGCGCTGGTCCGGTTGAGCTGTTCCGTCTCGTTTTCGGGTTCCTTGCCGCTGGCCAGCCGGCAGTACCGGAGCACGGCGATGAGCCCGCCTGTGGCGGGCCGGACGGGGTATTTCACGCCGAGGAACTCAAGCTGGTGCTCGGGGTCGGTGCCCTCGATTTCGGCCTGGAGCCTGCGGAGTTCTTCCTCTGCCTGCTGATCGGGCGTCATTGATCACCCAGCTACTGTGCGATACACTGAGACGACTACGCGCACACGCGCGATACACGAGGGGGACCATGCCCGATTATGAACGTGGCCCACTGAGACCACCTGGGCCCATGTCCGAACCGCCAGACCGTGACGGGCAGCGCCGCGAGACCGCCCGCTGGTGCCTGATCTGGGACCACCTGCACGCGGCTGGGCTGATGCCGGAGAGCCCGCGGGGTGAGCCAGTGCGGCTGGGCACCGATCAGTGGATGGAGATCACCGCGGGAAGGGTGACGTTCCGGTTATGGACGCCGGCCTTCAGCGCATGGAAGCCCAGCTGAACGCCTGCCTGCTCCGGTTGCAGCGGCTGGCCGGCGACAACGTCCCGCATGGCATGCGGGTCAACGCCGAGCAGGAATACGCCATCGCCTACGACGCGCTGGTGCGCGCCGGGGCCAGGCCCGCCGTGCGCGGCAAGTACCGGGTGCGGTGAGAGCGTGAGACGCATCGGCCAGTGGGAGTTCCAGCCGGACTCACACAGCTGGAAACTCAGCGGCCTTGACTACTGGCTGCGGGCCTGCCCCACCCTCAGCGACCGCGACAAGCACACCTGGTGCTTCCAGTGCTCTTACCAGTATGTGCTCAAGGTGGCTGAGGACCCACGCTGGCTCTCGCCTGGACACCGTTTCCTGCACCGCCGCTACCGGCTGTACACGATCCCGCCGCGCTGGTACTGCCAGCACACCGTCAACGGCCACACCTTCGGTGCGCTGTGGGGTGACGAGATGACGGTATGTGACCAGCTCACCTGGTGGTTCGGCTGGTCACGCAAGGCACCGCGGCCCTACAGCCACGAGCAGCGCTATCCGCCGCCCGCCACGGGCCGCTGCCTGCACGTACCCGCGCTGCGCCGCGCCATGGCCAGAGCCGAGGGAATACGCACCGAGCGCGAGAACAAGCTCGCCGAGCAAGTCATGCGGTCCCTCAGCGCCCTCGGCGGGCCGTCAGGACCGGAGATTACCGCATGATCGGCGCATTCACGGGCCCCGAGGGCGGCATGACCGAGCGGCAGCAAGAGGAGCTCACCGGCATCCTGCAGCGCCAGGACATCCGTGAACTGCACGTCGGGGACTGCATCGGCGCCGACGCGGAAGCCACCCAGATCGCGCAGGACCTGTCCGTCGGCACCGTCTGCCACCCCCCGGACAAAGACGCCAAGCGCGCGTTCACCCGCGGCCACCTCAGCGTCCGCGAACCGCGGCCCTACCTGGTCCGCAACCACGACATGGTCGACGCCGCCCAGTTCCTCATCGGCACCCCCGACGGGCCTGAACGGCTCCGGTCCGGCACCTGGGCCACCATCCGCTACGCGCTGAAACAGCACGTGCCCACCGTCATCATCTGGCCCGACGGCAGCTGCGACTGGCTGCTCAGCCAGCCGGGCTAGCGGTAGGCGGTCGCGGAGCGCGCCGGGGAGACCGGCTGGAGCGGGCTGCGGGACCGTAGCAGCTGCGGGATGTTCGCGGCGGTTGCGGACACCAGCACGTGGTAGACGTTGGCGGTCCAGGTCCCGCTCACCGAGTCGGTGATGGATTCGGTGCCGGGCGCAACCGAGCCGCCGCCGACCGGCACCTGATACGCGGCCGCCACCATCCGGCCGGTGTTGCTGGCATCCCCGTAGGAGTCGGTGCCGCCCGCCGGCGTCGTCCAGCCCGCCGGGGGCGCATAGGTCAGGGTGTACGCGCCCGTGGCGTTGTGCCGGCCGGCCGTCAGCAGCAGCGACAGCTCGGCACCGCCGGCCGCCGTGGCCGCCGGCGGGGTGAACGTGTTGGCCAGCGTGGTCGCGACCAGCGGCGCGGGGGCCACGTCCAGGGCGATCACCCCGGCCGGCGGTGCGACCGCCGCGCCCATGTACTCCCACGACGCGCCGCTGCCCCACCCGAACGTCGGCGCGGTGTCGCCCGCCTGCATGATCCGGTAGGCGAGCGCGGTCGTGAACCCGCCGCTGTTGGAACTGCTGGCACCGACGGCGAACGTGCTGCCCGCCGTCTGGGTGATCGTCTGCCCCGTGGTGCCCGCCCGGATGATGACGAAGATCATGTCACCGGGCTGCCAGCCGGCCGGGAGGGTGATCTGCCCGGTGCTCGTGGCGGACGTGGCCGTGGTGCTGTTAGCGCCAAAGGCCGACCGCAGGCTCAGGGCCGGCGGCGCGAACGGCGCAAAGGTGGCGATAGCGCCGGCAAAGGACGTGAACGGCCCGGTGAACGTCACCGAGTCGGTGGGTGTGACGCCAGCCGAACCGCCCGTATCCAGCTGGGCATCAATGGCCACGTGGTTCTGGTTTTTGGTGGCGTTGTTGACCGCCCACTGCTGGGTGAACCCTGAGCCGGGGGTCAGCGTGTCCTTGGTCGATGACGAGTAGAAGCCGGCGCTGGCCGCGAACGCCAGCTCATCCGCATGCGCCGTGGTGCCGCTGGCCGCGATAGCCTGCGGGGTGGCCGTCCCGGTCTTGGTGCCAGTCAGGTCCAGCGGCGTGGCGTTGCTTCCCGCGCTGTCAGCGAACTCCTCCATGTAACCGATAAAGCCGCCGCCGCTGGCGAGCACCCACCCGGATACCGTGAAAGTCACGCCGTTGACGCCGCTGCCCAGGCCGCCGGGATTGTTGGGGTAGTACCAGATGTCAATCCATGTGGACGCGCCGGCCACCGTCCCCGCGTGGACCCAGCCCGACGGCGGGGTAACCGACGGTGGCGTTGTGACACCAACGAAAAAAATGGCGTAGACCAGGAGGTTCCCGGCCCCGGTCACTGGAGACCAGGTGCCTGAAGCACACAGCGTGCCTGCCGTGTTCATGGCGGTGAGAACGGTCTTCTGCACCACGGAGTACGTCACGGCTAACCGCCCGGCTTGACCCAGATGGCGTCCCATCGGCGGGGATGGGCCACCTGCGGCCAGGACGACGAATCAGGCGGGCAGCCGTCGGTGCAGGGGGCCGGCGAAGCGTGCACCGGGCAGCCGGGGGCCAGATCGTAGTTGACCGCGATCAGCACCGCGCCGGGGGCCATCAGCTCGTGAATCCGGGCCTCCAGCACCGCCTCATCGTCACAGCCGGGATCACACCTCAGCGGATGGTTAACGTAAACGACGCCGTAGCCCCCGTAGCCGGTGTAGTCCCGCGCGTCGGCCAGCTCCGCGCTGACCCCGAGCTGGTGCGCCTGCTCCAGGTACTCCGGGACCCGGTCGATACCGTACGTGCTCAGCCCGTACCCGGCGGCGATCAGCTGCTTGGTGCCGATGCCGCAGCCCGCGTCCAGAAACGACCGGCTGCCCGCCGGGACAGCCGGCAGGCAGCCCTCCAGCAGCGCGGTGAACCGGTCAGCCGGGAACGGCTGCCAGTCAAAGTAGACATCCGGCTGATCGACCTGGACGCGGCCGACCCAGTCCTGCTCTAGCTGCGCGATCTGGGCCAGCGTGAGGCTCACTGCTCACCCCCACAGCCAGCGGATCAGCGCCACCGCGCCGAACAGCGCGAGCAGAATAGCCAGCGCGACTGGGCCCCAGTAGGCCAGCAGCGCCCGCCGCTCCGCATCGTCCAGCTCAGCATCGAGCAGGTCGACATCATCCACGGTGACCACCGCCCGCATCGCCGCAGGACTATGAGGAGGACGAGGAGGAATGCGGCTTCGGTGCGGGCCTCGCGGCCGGCTTCGACGTGTCCAGCGGCCCAGTCTCCTCCGGGTTAGCCGGGTCCGCGCCCGCCGTCCACTGCGTCCCATTCACCCCATACGCGCTGCTGGACATGAGCGCGGTCAGCTTCGCCTTCAGGTCATCCTGATCCGCCGGGTCATCCGCGTGACCGTCAGCGCTAAACACCCAGGGCATGCTCAGTCTCCCGTCTCTTCCTCGGTGAGCGGCTTAGGCCAGCTCATGTCAGGGGCCTCACCCACCACCGCCGGGTCCGCCGGCACCGGCGGTGTCTTCGGCACCCCGCCACTCGGCTGTCCCGTCAGCGCAGCGATCGTCTGCTGAATGCCGGGGGCCTGCGGGGCCGCCTTCCGGTCCTTCTCCATCTTCTTCATGACACGGCCGAAGGCGCCCTCACCAGCGCCCTGCGAGAGATCCTGCATGTTCACTCCTCACCTGCTCAAGACCAGCCACACCAGTATCCCGACACCGGCGACCGTCATCCACGACCCTGCCCACAGCAGCATCTGATATGCGGTGGCCATCACCAGCCCCCCCACCACAAAATCCACGCCGAAGTTAATCAGGGACAAGGCGAGAACGAGTGGCCAGAATGGCTTGATCTGCCAGGGCGGCGTCACTAGAGTCCCCTTCTGGGCGCCCACCCAGATGGCCTGCGAACTCAATAACCAGGCGGTGGGCGCCCCTTTGAGGAATCAGGTAACCAGGCCACCCCATTGCGTGTACCTCTGCACCGGACCGGCCGCGTTCCACGTGGACTTGATGGCCAGCGCAGCGGCGACACCACCAGTCACCGAGAAGTCCGGCAGCACAATCCCGAAGAAGTACTGGGTCGGGTCGGCGGTCAGGCTGGGGTACAGGTAGAAGTTCCTCGGCACACCGTCCGTCGCCGACACATACGTCTGCGATGTGGCGTCATCGTAGAACCCGCTGAAGTCACCAGACGCGTCCGGCAGGCCCGCGACATAGATCAAATTCTTGTCACCCATGGCAGTAACTTCGACCTTGTTCACGGTGAAGTTAATGCTCCAGTCGGACAGGTATGCCACAGGAGACGCCGCCGCGCTGACACCAGCCGGAGCTGCGATGCCGATGTAGACGATGCCGTTGCGGCCGTGGAGACGTGCCATTTTCCGTTACTCCTTTACAGCTGGTCGAGCATCTGCAGCAGCGACCTGGCATTTCGATCGAAGGTTCGGTCATGGACGGCCTGCCGTGCGGCAGCGGCAGCTTGGGTTCTCTCTTCCCCGTGTTTCAGGTACCAGCGGAGAACGTCACTGGCTTCCTGCGGGCCCGTGAATGTGGGCAGCATGGGGAGGACCTGGTCGCCCTCACCGCGGGGTTCGCGGAGGTAGAAGAGGCCGGTGGCGGCCATCTCCACTTCGCGCGGTCCCATGGCCCAGCCTTCCCCGGAGTGCTGGTCTTCGGCTTCGCGGCGGTACACGTTGATGCCGGCTTTGGAGGACCGGTACAGGTCGATCGCTTGCTGGTTGTCGAGGCATTCGTCTTTCTCGGTGGCCAGCAGCGGCAGCAGTGGTGAGTCTTCTTCCAGCCACAGCCAGTTCCCGCCGAGGATGGTCTCGATGCCGGCCAGGTCCATCGCCTCGAAGAACTTCATCCGGGACGGGTAGCCGGTGCCGACGAAGGAGAAGTCGCAGATCAGCCGGTCGTCAGCGGGGCCTGGGCAGTGCATGTCTGGCCGGTAGGCGTGCGGCATGTACGCGGCGGGCACGCCGAGCGCCTGGTAGGCGGCGATGTTCACCGGGTCGTTGAGCAGGTTGATGGTGGCGTGCTTAGCCCGCACCAGCTGCTCGTCATCCTGGTACGGCGACTCGGTGTGCACGAGGACGATCTTGTGGCCGCGCATCCGCATCATGTCGAGGAGGTACTCGGGGGTGAAGAAGCAGGACACGCACAGCACCACGTCGGGCCACCACTTGTAGCAGGCGATGAGGACCCGCTCAGCGGCCATCTCGATGGCCACGTCGCGCTCAAGGGCCTTGCGCAGCATCGGGTGGCCTTCATCGTCGTACTGGCCGGTTTCCATCAGCGCCGCGTCGTAGAACGTGAGGCGTAATCGGCGATCGAGGTTGTACTCAGCTACCTCTTGACCTAGGCCCCTGAGGGCTTCTACCCACCCCATGTAGACGTCAGCCACGGAGAAGTTTGGTCCGGGATGTACAACCAGCCATCGCATCATGAATCACCTCCCCCCGGGAACTCCACGCCGATCAGCTTCGCGTAGGCCTCGTCGGTCATCTCGGGCAGCGGGAAGCCCACCTCTTCCTGTGCTGTGGTGATCGCCCGCCGCACGTACAGGGGCGGCGCCATCCCGGCGAGCTGGGTGAACGCGGTGCGGTACCAGGCCAGCTGAGTATGCTCAGGCCACTGCGGGTCCGGGGTGCCGTAACGCACCGCATCCCACTGCTCGCCAGGTGCGCGCAGCCGCTTGCGGACCTGCTGTTGAGCTGGCGTTTCCTCAAAGATCATGCCGGCCGCCGTGTTTTCTCGGTGTAGTACCGGCCGTCCTCGTCGAACACGGCGGAGCAGGCTTTCACCTTGCACCGCCACCAGACGCACGCCGGTGAGTCACAGTGGCGCTGCGGCCGGACCTGCGTGAATCCGCAGGCGGGGCATTTCTGGTCGTTCATGACGGCCTCCAGGTAAGCGCCCAGGCTTCGTCTGGCCTGAACACATCCGCGGGCCAGAACTCCCGCCAGCTGATAAACCCACCGGGGCATACTGTCACCGCGTGTGCGTCGCTATCGCCGTCCCATTCCGTGTAGCCGAGCACCACGCCCGGCGCGATGAGCTGAGCCGGCTGGAAGTCGGGATACCAGCCCGCCAGGCCGTAAGCACGGGCGACGGCTATGGCGTCTGGCAGGCTGGCACCCTCCCCCGGTTCATGTGCGGCCCGCCAGTAGAGCATGAGCGACTCAGCGGGATCAGGCATGAACCCGGTCTGGATGTACAGGCTGGCGGCGAGGGCCTCGAACGCGCAGATCGCGACGCCACCCGGGGAGAGTTTCTGTTTCGCCGCCACCGGGGGGAGCCCCTTGGCCCGGCGGACCGCGGCGCGGTGCTGGGAGGCGCGGCCCGCCGCGGCCCAGTGGCGGGTCGCGGCTTTCTGCGCTTTCGACGGGCCGTGCTTGCGCAGCTTGGCGGCCTCGGCGCGGCCACCCGCGACGGCGCGTTTGTGTTCCGCGCGTTTCTGCGCCTTGCTGCGGCCCTGCTGCGCTTTGCGCTTGACGGCCACTTACTCCGCCACCGTCACCAGGATGTTGGTGCCGAAGTACTGCACACCAGCCCATTCGATCAGCCCATAGGTGGTCATGGTGGAGGGGATCGTCCACGCCACGCTGCCGCCGAGGCTCGGGTCCGCGTTGATGGCGTCGAGCACGCCGGTGCCCAGCCCAGTGGTGGACATCAGGTCATCCATTTCCTCCTGGGAGGACGTGTCGGACGCCATGGTGACCAGCAGGATGATCCGCAGGTTGTAGTTGATCAGCCCGTCCATGGTCATGAACTGGATGATCTGGCCGGGCTGTGGCATGATCACCGCGGCGGGCGGGTTCACGACCGACACGTACGTCGCGGAGACGCGCAGGCCGGGCACGGTGGAGATCTGGGTGGCCAGCGCCGCGCGGATCGCGCCCAGGTCAGCCATCAGATGCCCACCGAGCGCCTCGGGTGCCGGTACGGGGCGAGCAGGTCCAGCACGACGAGGCTGCGGACGGTGGCCACGCGGACCAGCCCGAACTCCCCGGTTCCGGCGACGCCAAAGGGCGCGTCTTTGAGTTTATAAAAGTCTGCGGCCAGCTGGATAGCCGCCTGGCGGATGACCAGCGGAACGGCCTGCCAGCCCCACGTGCCGGTGATCTGGATCCGGTTCATCCGGGAGAACGGCCAGGTGAACGGCATGTACTTCCCGCCGCCCGCGTAGTTGATGGCCCGCAGCACACCGTAGGGCCGGAATTCCGCTTCGTCGCTGAGGTTGTAGTCGTGGCCGATCTGGGACAGTTCGTAGTCCTGCCCGGGCTGCCACACCGACTCGAAGATGCCGTCCCCGTCGTAGTCCACCGCCACCTGGGTCTCGTGCACCAGGTCGTCGATGTACACCTCGTAAATGCTGTCGGGCATGTAGGTGCGGGCGGAGGTGCGCTGCACGAAGTGCCGGCCACAGTATTTCTCGATCCACCGCGTCGCGGCCTGCACGGCCATCTGGATGGTCATGTCATCTTGCGTGTCGGTGATCCGCAGCCGGTCCTTGATCTCCTCGACGCTGGTGTAATACAGCTCCGGCGTGGAGGGCTGCACCGACCAGGTGCCGACGGCCAGGTCCGCGGCGGTGCCCGTTGATGTCCACTGGTAGGACCAGATCCCGGTGGTCAGGCAGGGCACCTGCAGCTGGTATGCGCCGGTGCTGAGGCGGAAGATGTCCGCGGGCTGCGCACCGTTGTAGGTGTGCACCACGGCGTTCTGCAGCGGGTCGGTGATGACACACGAGATAGTCGTCGGGTCGGTGGGCACGCCACTGACCATGAAGGTGTTCTGCAGCGTGGCGATCTCGGTGGGGCCGGTGAAGAAAATCGTGGCGGTCACGGCGCCTCCTAGGCCAGCCAGGCGGGATTGTCGAGGGACCAGCGCACCGTGCGGGCCAGTGACTCCTCAAACGGCACCGGCGGCTTCCACCCCGCGTCCGCGAGCTTGGTGTCGTCGAGCCCGTAGTGCGGGTCATGCCCGGGCCGCGCGGAATGGAAGTCGAGCAGCTCATACTTCAGTGGCCGGCCCGCGTGCTGCGCGATCAGCGTGGCCATGGCCAGGTTGCTGACACGGTCCGGTGCGGTCACGTTGTACCGGTCCGGCCGGTCCGCCTGCCGCACATTCGCCGATGGATGCGGGTTGAACTGCGCTGCCGGGGTGAGGTTCGCCAGCACATACAGCAGGCCATCAGCCAGGTTCCTCGCATGCAGGTAATACCGGGAGCCGATGTTCCCCTCGGTGCCGTGGATGGTGACTGTCTCACCGCGCATCACCTTGCGGATGGTCATCGGCACGAACTTCTCCGGGTCCTGCCGTTCCCCGATCATGTTGGCGATGTTGCAGATCACCAGCGGCACCGCGTAGGTCCGCCAGTAGCTGATGGCGATGGCTTCCTGGCAGGCTTTACTGGCCGCGTACGGGTTGGATGGGACGATAGGTGACCATTCCGGCCACGGCTCAGGCCTGCCGCTGGCCATCATGTCCGGCCCGTACACCTCGTCGGTGCTGACCCACAGCACCGCTTTCGGGCGGACGTCGCGGCAGTACTCCAGGGTGGACAGGGCCACGTTGACGTTGTTGCGGGTGAAATGCACCGGGTCGGCGATCGACCTATCCACATGCGATTCCGCAGCGAGGGCGAACACGTAATCAACGCGGCCGATCTGGTAGATCATCTGGTCGGTGAACGGCGCCGCGAGGTCGTGGGTGACGACGGTGACCCGGGGCCGCCAGTGCGCCTTCCCGCCGAGCACCGCGCTGATCCGGTCCGCGCGGCCCTTATGCCGGAACGAGTCGGTGCACACAATGTCCCAGCTGGTCACGCTCAGCAGGTGCTCCAGTACGTGACTGCCGACGAACCCGCCCGCGCCTGTGAGCAGGACTCTCACGTCACCCTCCTCTCACCCCCGCGAGGCTCTGTGTGTGCTGGTAGACCCCGGCCTGCCCGTCACGCGGGTCGGTGACCGTGCTGGTGCTGCCGCTGGCCGCGCGGGCCGGTGATGTCCCGCCCGGCTGGCCGGTCACCACCGGTGTGCTGCCGTTCGCGGCGTAGACACTGGCCAGGCTGCCGGCCGGGATGTCGGGCAGCCGGCCCACACCGATGCCGGTCAGGGTGCCGGACCCGGACAGTGCGGCGCTGCCCGGGATGAACTTGCCGGGCGAGGCCAGCAGGGTGCCGGACCCGGACAGGACCGCACCGGTCTGCAGGGTCTGCCGCGGCACGCCGGCCAGGGTGCCGGACCCGGACAGTCCCGCGGTGACCTGCAGTGTCTGCCGGGTGACCGCGGACAGGGTGCCCGAGCCGGACAGGATGGCCAGCGGGGCCTGCGCGGGCGCCGCGGTCAGCGTGCCGGACCCGGACAGGGTGACCGTGGGTGCCTGCGCGGGCGCGGCAGCCAGCGTGCCGGACCCGGACAGGGCCGCAGCGGACTGCAGGGTCTGCACCGGGACGGCGGTCAGTGTCCCGGCCCCGGACAGCGCGGCGCTGGATGCGCTGATCACCGCAGCGCTGGCGGCGAGCCCCCCGGCACCAGCGAGCGCTGCGGTGACGCTGATGATGGGCACCGCGCCGGCGGTGCCAGCAGCGGTCAGGTGCGCGGTGACCGCGCCTGTCCCGGTCGCGGTCGCGCTGATGCTGCCCGCGGCGCTGATGACCGCAGTGACGCTGATGACGGGCTGCGCGCCGGCGATCCCCGAGCCGGCCAGGGCAGCGGTCGTGGCGCTCGCGCCGGTGCTGGCACCGCTGGCTAGCCCCGCCGCGGCCAGCGTGGCGGTGACCCTGATGACGGGCGGGACAGTGACCGTGCCCGCTGCGGCCAGCGCAGCGGTAATGCTGCTGACCCCGGCAGTGGCCGCGGTGACCGTGCCCGCGGCGGTCAGCGTGCCGGTGACGCCGATGATGGGCGGGACGCTGATGCTGCCCGCTGCGGCCAGCTGGGCGGTGACCGCGCCGGTGCCGGTCGCGTTCGCGGTGACCGTCCCAGCGGCCGCCAGTGCGGCGGTGACGCTGACAGCCGGCGGGGCGGCTATGACGCCCGCACCGGCCAGTGCCGCGCGTTCCGTCAGGCCAGCCAGCCCCGTGACCGTGCCCGCGGCAGCGAGCGCAGCAGTGACGCTGACGGTGGGGACGCCGCTGGCAGCGCCCGTGCCAGCGAGCTGCGCGTTGACCGCGCCGGTGCCGCTGGCGTTCGCGCTGACCGTCCCCGCGGCCGCGATGACCGCCGTGACACTGACGATGGGCGTTGCCGCGATGATGGCCGCGCCGGCCAGCGCGGCCCCCTGCGTCAATGCGGCCGGTGCTGTGACCGTGCCCACGGCGGGCAGCTGCGCGGTGACGCTGACAGTGGGCACAGCGCCCGCGGTGCCCGCGCCAGCGGCCGTCGCGACGGCCGCAACTGCCGCGTTCGCGGCGGCTATCCCCGCGGCGGCCAGTGCTGCGGTGACCCGGATGATGGGCGTGACCGGCGCCACCACGCCCGCTGCGGTCAGCGTGGCCTGCGGTGCGGGCGCACCAGCGGCACTGATGACGCCCGCCGCGGCCAGCTGCGCGGTGACGCCTTCGGCGGCCGCGGCGGTCAGCAGGGTCGCGCCCGCGGCCTGGCCGCTGGCGCGCAGCGTGGGCACCGCGGTGGCTGTGCCCGCGCCCTGCACCTGCGCGTTGACCGCACCGGTCCCGCTCGCCCCGGCCTGCGTGACACCAGCCCCGCTGATCTGCGCGGTGACGCTGATGATGGGCTGGACGTCGAGCATCTGGCCCAGGAACTGGTCAACGATGCTGACCTGGGCACTGGTCGCCGAGACGTAGAAGCCGGGCGCGTTGATGGACTGCGCCGACGCCGCCATGATGGACGCCTGCCCAGCCGGCGGGTAGTTCGTGGAGACTTCGCCGTACACCAGGCATGACGGGGTCTGCGCCAGCGCCTGCCCCGCGCAGGTGTTATACAGGCTGGCGAACGTCGTCAGGCCCGTGTTCACCTGGGTTTGCACGCCGTAGATCTCGGCGGCGGAACCCTTCCCGGCGAGGGAGTTCCCCGTCGGGCCCCAGTCGGTCGTGTACCACTGGTCGAGGGTGCCGCTGACTTTCGGGTGCACCGATGTGGGATTGTTCCCCAGGTCACGCGCCGGGGTGACGATGACTTTCAGGCCCGCGGCGTGCGCCGCGCTGGTGAACGTCTGCAGGTACGTCCACGGGTCGTTCGCCTCGGCCATCGGGGTGGGCCAGTTGTTCCCGCCCGCCCCGTTATCCTCGAACTCCGGGTCGTACAGCACCCACCCGTACGGCGCGGTGTGGCCCGCCGCGATCGCGGAGGTGAGGTCCGTGCCGCCGTTGCCGGTGTACGCCGTGAACCGCAGCACCGGGGTGTACCCGATGCCGTCGTAGTTGTTCGGCGTGATCGGCGAACCCGCGTAGGTTTGCGTGCCGAACCCGCGGCCACCCCCGAACGACAGCAGCGCCATCGCCGGGTCGGTGCCGTACAGCAGATGCATGTTGAAGTCGGTCAGGATGTAGCCGTAGCCACTGACCCCGGCGGTGAACAGCGCACTGTTGTTCCAGATCGCCGACGCGACGCTGACGATGGGCGCGACGGTGACGCTGCCCGCCGCGGCGAGCTGCGCGGTGGCCGCACCGGTGCCGCTCGCGGTCGCGGTG